GGGAGATTTAGTGGACTATATGTTAGGATTGGCATGATGCTGCCATGCCCCATTATCTCGTAATAATTGGTTAATCGTGTCATCAGGCTCTATAGGATCCAAAATAGTGCCATCGTATTGCATTGTAGTTTGCGTATTATAATGTAACATCAAACGGTTTTCCCAAACCTTCTCACCTATCATTGGATTGGCTAAGATCTCACCTCCAGGCAATGTAATAGGTCCCATAATAGATGGTCTGGGTGGTAGCTTTATTTGTGCAGTTGGCTTCCCCATTGCTTCCCAAACCTTTATAGTATGTAAAAGAACTGTTTCACGCTGTTTGTCATCTATTATCTTCTCCTTATTAGGAAATATTACATCATCAAGAAACAATATGTTGGAGGCACCGAACTCTTGGCAATATTTACGTGCCTCAGCTACGGTCAATCTCGAGTAGGTCACTCGCTTGACTTTCGGTTTACTACGGAGTAGCTTAGCATAATTGTCATTAGTTCGGAATGCAGAGTCAATCAGTGTAATTGACTCACAGTTTGGATCGTTTGATAAGATATCACACAAAACGAAGGTGGCTTTACCACCAAAAGCTCCGGCATAAACGAGATTGTAAGGTCTCGGAGTCCATTCATGTCGGATTGCAACAAGACCGTTATATGCTGTCTTATATTGGTGGGGTCCATTTGGTAATCTAAGCTCATCATTCACCATGACCTTGTCTTTTGGTGGCTTCAGGCCATTGCTCCGGTCAGCACAACAGGGAGGATTAAGTAGTGCGTCAAATATAAGCTCTTTGTTCGGAGACTCAACTATGGACTCAACCTTTGCTAGAGTCTGTACTTCGTCAGTCCACAGCAAGAAATCATCTATAGCAAAGTCTGGCAGATGTTCACTAACCCAATCATCAGCCCAATCACATTCATTAGGGAACTGTACTTCAATTTCATATCTGGACCACCATGATGTTGTTGCTATATCAGGAACTGGCAATCCTACATCATGGGCGGCATTAAGTACTGATTTACAGAAAGGACTAATAATTGGAGTATTAGGGTCAGTTAGTGAAAATGAAACCGCCTTCTCTAACAATTTATTGACGCACTCCTCTTTAGTGTTAAGTGCACCGACTGTTAAGTGTAGTTTTGGTAACTGTCTATTGAGATCACAGATACTCGATGGATCACCCAAGTATACACCAGGGCCATAGATCCTGCTAAGGAATGTAACATTATTGCCATCACCTTCTTTCTTAAGTTCAGCCTTTAATGACATGCCCAAGTCGTTAGCGACCCGTGTAGCTATTTCAGGCTTGGCATTAGAAAGAGAGTCATCGCCAAAATATAACGCAAGCTTCTCAGCAGTACCCATAAGATCATGGCCGGATAATCGAAAGGCACACCAGTCATTTAAGAAGTTACAAAAAGTTCCGCAGGTGCTAGTGGATGTGGTGCCAGAGTTAACATTTGATCCAGTTTTGTAACGTGTTTTGTGGGTTCCTATAACAACCCTATCAAGAAGAGCTTCCATATCGACATTAATGTATGGCCTCAATGCATCTTTAAAGGCATTGGTGACAAACATTGTAAAGAACAGTCGATGGAAATACGTTACAAACCGGTCAAAGTTCTCATAATCTCCCTCAGTAATTTCTTTCCACGATGTACATAAAGCTGTGACCCGGTAGGCTATGTCCACTGGCTTCTTTCCGGGTCCATACCATCCAAATTTCTTTAACGCTTTAGAAATTGAATATTGAGCTCTAGATCCAAATAGCTTTAATGCAGCACCTGACTCGCCAACAATTGGTCTGGGATTGTTAGCGTAAGAGTATGCTTCCTTCTTCATAAACATTCTCATGACCTGGACAACAACGTCTCCGGCCATAGATGCTTCTTCTAGTATTCGTTTTTGTGTTGGTCGAGACTGTTTCTCCCAGACCTCATCCTCATCAGCCAACTCCAATTTACCCACTTTGGCAAGTAGGTAACGAACAGCTTCACAAGCTAAGCTGTAATACTTGTCTTTTGGAGTTGGTTGATCGCGATTCCGTTTGACCCTTGTTTCAATACATCTAACTTCATTGTCAAGTGAGTCATGCGGTACAAATGCCCCAAGCATCAAGGGGGACATAAATGCACGCATAGCTGGCTTTAAA